CCAATTGGGCATCCATCTTTGCTCGAAGATCCATGATATGAAGAACGGATCGTAGGTTAAAAGAAACTACAAAGTTTTGACGGATTGCTTGTGCAAGATAATCACGAATATGTTCTTCACACATTCCCTTTTCATATTTTGTAGCGTAACGCTTACAACCTTCAAGAATAAAGTTTAATTCGTCTTGATAATCTTCCTCCGTCCAATCATATTTTTTACCATAACGATTGGTATAAAATCCAGGAGGACGAACATAAAACACATCTTCTGGTTTTAGTTCACCACTTGCTACTTTAATGACTCGCTTTCCAGTATATCGTTGAGATTGAACATCAAAACTTACACCCACTCTATGAGTCCTTGCTTGCATTGCAACATTGTGGACATACCCAGACACGGAAAATGTAATTGAGGGGTGTTCTAGAGGCCCCCAGTGCCCTTTCTCGTTGCTTAGCAAACGCTCTACCACCCACTCACCACATTCAGATGGGACAGGAATTTTTTGATTATGGATTGGGGTTTCTGAATAATCACATTTTCCTGCCTGATATATTACTTGCTCAGGAAGTGAATAACATTGAAGCATCACAACTTCAAGATTTTTATCAAGTTCTAGCAGATCTTTTGCTTTAATGGGTTTCATTCAATAATCTCCAAATAGTATTATTTTTAATTTTTTAATCTATTTTCCTAAGGATAATTTATAAATCATCTTCTTCTGAATAATATTCATCAATATCATCTTCAATTAAATAAGGAATAATTTCTTCATAAACATGTTCTGAAGAATCTTCAAATTCTTCTTTTAATGATTGGAGTAACAACTCCATGTTGTGAATAATAAGTTTTATCTTGTCTATATTCATTCAAAGATTGTATCTCAAATTATTATATACAAAAAAAGAGGGTTCGTCAAGAACCCTCTACAGTAAACATTTTTTCAAACCATTCTACCAAATGAATTTTATAACAAGACCAATAGCGACATCCTCGATAAGTTAAAAGATAACATGCAGGAGGTCTATTGTCTTTATCCATGTCATCATAATGATAGACATAGTTTTGCATTTACTTGCTCAATAAAAGAACTTCAATATATATTAAAAAAATAAATGCCGTTGATGCACCTGAGATTGCTGCGATAGTAGCAATCACTTTCCTGCTCCAGCATTTGCAAGCAGTGCTTGGTGACGACGATTTTCTTTTTGCTTCTGCTCTTTAATGAGTTGAAGCACATTTAGTTTTTTTATCACTTATGACCCTCCTTTACGAACTTAACACCACGATATGTTTCGTTGTACTGTTGAGGTTGTTGCATCATTTGCTGTTGATATGCGATACGCTTTTCAGTATCATATTCAACACCACGATAGACTACTTTAGACATTGGGATTTCCTCCAAAGAAATGAGATTTTTAAGCCCCGTTCCTTCGGGCGGTTTGCGTTCGCTATTTGCGAATAGCGAATGAACGATCCGTTCCTCCGTCCTACTTGCGACCAGTTACCTGGTTGAACGTAAAGTCATTATAGACTCGATGAATTATATAGTCAAGTAGTTTTGTAACTTTTTATACAATTTTTACCTTAATCTATTTAATACATCTTCTAGTTTATTTGTTTTGTTTCTATATAAAGACGCCCATTTTTCAAGAGTATCAATAATATCATCAACAATAATTTCTGATGATACATTATCATCAAAATATTTTTGAATTGCTTCAGAAAGATACCTCTTCCTATTCCATTCTGCAGTATAGGGTTTGTAATCCATGATAAAGTAAGTATATTCTAAATTATAAACTATCTATTTTTCTTTGTCAAGTTCTTCGAGGTAATCTATCCACCATTGCGGATCTTTTTCATATTTCCAATTAGGAACATCCAAACCACGATCAAAATACCATTCCCAAATTGCCTTATCAATAGTTTCTGATACTTCAATCATTTTTTTCCTTTTCATCAAGGTCAGCATATGCATTTTCCAAGTATGGTCCATGCTGTCGTTTGGATTCTTCTCTGACATATTTTTGCTCTTCGGTAATAGCAGAAATCCATATTGAAAGTTTCATAATCAACCATATCAAAGCAAGTGGAAAAAAACAAGCAATAAGAATTAAAGGTTTCATTCTTCAATTTCCCAACACTTTTCAAATCTATTTTTTAGTTCATTAATCCTATTATCTTCTTGAACTTTTAAGATAAATTGATTTATTTGTTTTTCTTCACTACTCAATGCCATACGATGCTTAGTCTTTATGTCTATAAGACGAACCATGTCCATATAATATTCATGACTCTTACCAATAAACTCGTCGTATGTCATATAATTTCTTTTTGTTGAAAATACTGAAGTGTTTCTTTTAAACTTCCAATATGTTCATGATTAATTGTAATTTGTGGATACTCAGCATCTTTACCAAATTCAGCGCGAAATTGACGATCACTAAAGTCAACACCAAGTAAATACTCCAAATATTCACCACCAAGACTTTTCAAAAGCATACGAATACGTTCACATTCTTGGTTTCCATCAGTATAAAGAATTGCACTAATTTTATTAGTCACGTTGCCTCCAATCAGTTTCATCTTCATCTCTTTTAAACCAATCAATCATATCATCTATACTATCAAATCCTCTCTTTCCAAATCGTTCATGACCAACTCCACCGATGTCAAGTTGATTTAGAAAGTCATCCATATCACCTTCTTGCATATCAGGATTCTCTGCTTTACGTCTTGCTTGACGTAGCATCGTTCCAGCAGTTCGATTAACTTTAGATAACTTTTCTGCCCAAATCATATCACTCAAACTTACTTCTTCATGAAGAACAATTTTTTGACAAATTTCTTCAAGTCGCAAACGATATTGAGTAGAAAGCATAATATTCTCCAATTATAACAATATTTATTTAACGCTCAATGTAACTGAGAGTATGTTCTGTAGCATAAAGTTGTTGAATAATAATATCGCAACCAATCTTAGGATTACAATTACCACAAGTATAAACATCTACCGCAGCCTTACCTTCCTCAGGCCAGGTATGAATACTAATATGACTTTCCGAAAGCAAGCAAATAACAGTAACTCCCTGTGGTTCAAACTTCTTTGAAATGGTTTGAACTACAGTAGCACCACTAGCAGATGCTGCATTTTCTAATAAGTCTATAAGACAACGCTCGTCGTCCAAAAGGACAAACGAGCACCCATACAAATTAAGTAAATAATGCTTGCCCATTTTATAGAGGAATCTCCTTTGCTTCTTCAATTAAAGAATTGATAATTTTTTCTGTACCATCTATTGTTTTAATAGCAAATAAAGAAGATTTTTGATATTTTTTAAGTTTTTTATATTTTTGTATTAGACTCTCTAATTCTTTTTTATTTACAATTATTTTAGATTTATTTTTTTGACCAAATCCGCTACTCATTTTTTATTTTTTTGATTTTCTTTTCTTTTATATCCCCATAATTTTGGATTTGTTCTTCCATATCCAAAATCTATTTTTTTCAAAGAACCTGGACCAAAAGTATCATAATATAAATCAAAAATACTTACCCTTTTACCTCTACACAAATCAGTATAGATATTGCCATCAAACTCATAAATTACAACATAAGCATCATTTGGAAGAGAAAAATCTTTTATCTGATGTTGATTTGCATTATCATAAATTATTTGGCATCCATATGTGGGAGGTATAGTATTTTTATCGTGAGAATTCCAGGACATATTCTTATCTTTTAAATTTTGAATTAAGATCTACCTCCCCAAACTATATCGGGATATGCATCTTTAACATTGTTTAATGTAATTTTATATTTATCTGTCAATTTTTTATCCTTAACTAAACATAATAATTCAGCCTCTAAAGGATCAAGACCTTTTAATAATTCGATAAAAATGGTTTCTTTTCGAATTTGAGATATATTATTATTACCTCCTTTCAAAAATATATAAAATCTAGTATACTCATTTCTTAATGAAGTATGCTGTTTATTCATTACCTCATCAGTTCCAACATATTCCCCATTTTTTAAATTAGTATTTTTTACTTTACTTTCAATTAAATCTGTAAGATTTCCACCAACAGATGTCAATTCATTGTTGTCAGAATATGGAACAGGACCTTCTGGTAAAATAGATACTACACTTTCATCAAAATTCCAAATTAATAAAGAGACTAAAGCATCATTTCTGTAATGTTTTAGAACTTCAACTTTATCAGATGAAGTTCTTTGTTTTGACGCAAGATCTAAAATTTCATGCTGAAAAGGATTAGCTTGTAATTTAGATGTTATCGTCTTCTTCTTCGTAGTCGTTGTCGTAGTCATAATCGTTTTCAAATCTTACTGCAAGTATTTCATCTGGTATAATATTACCATTTTCATCTAAAAATTCTGGATGAATGTATGCGGGAGACGACTCTAAGTAACTTCTGTTTGCTATCCACCCAATTAATCCACCAACTAAAAAAAAGGATATCGTTAGCATTATAGTATTTGCTAGTAATAATGCTTGTTCCATTTTATTCTCCTGGAGGTTTTTTTTCTATATCAAAATTTATCAAAAAATTAAAACTTATATTTTTATTTAAAAAATTAAAGTTTTGCTTAATATCAATTTCAAATATTTTTTTGTCGCCTTTAATAGAAGTCTCCTTTTTTTTACTATGTTTAATCAGCATTAATTCGAATCCTTTGTTCATTTTTGCTGACTTAATATTATTTAGTTGGTTTTTTTCTCTTTCCTCTTCGTTTATCATAATTATATTTTTCGGCATCTTGTAAAATTGATAAAAGGTAATCTTTTATTTTTCTTGCCTCTGGTTTTGAAACAAACCCATATGCTTCTCTAAGTTGTTTATGCTCATCATCAGATCCTCCCTTCAAATATTCATTGAGATCATCAATTAATTCATTTAATTCAGTTACTATTGTACTATCGATAAATTGTTCAACAATATCTTTTTTAATATTCTTTACTTTAAGATAATCGTAAAATTTAAGAACATACTTTCCTTCAAAAGCAAGATCAATTGCTTTTTCAACATCAAAATAAATTTCGTAAGAATTAATGTCCATCAAATTAAATTATTTTCTTTAAGGTATTTTACTGTATCAGAACAACCTCCAATATTTGTTCCATTAAAAATTACTTGAGGGAATGTTGAACCATTCCCAAATTTAGAATAAAATTCATCTTTTTCATAATCAATTCCAAGTTTGTAAACTTCAAACTGAAGATTAGATAGTTCAAAAACTTGAACTATCTTAGTGCAGTATGGACATCCATCTTTAGAATATACTGAAAATTTCATAATGATTAAAAAATTAAATTTCTTTTAAATGAAGAACATCATAATATGTTCCTCTTTTTTTGTTGAATAAAAAATTAACTCCAACTCCTATGGGATCTGATGTATTGACATCATCTCCATATTCATAAACAAAACAAATAACTTCTATTACTTTACCATTTACACCTTTATTATCGCTATTTTCTATTCTATACTTTTTACCTATAGATATTGTAGTATATTTTACTAATCCTGGTTTTTCTTCAACTTTAAACATAAATGAACTAAGATTGTCTGAAGACTTTCTTAAATTGTAATCTTTTATTTGACTTTCCGTAAGTTTCATTTACTTTAGTTGTTATTTGTGAAATTATTTATTTTGTTTTAATGTTCATCATCATCTTTTTTATTTGATTATTATAGTGTATTTTAGAGGGCCTGTAAAGATTAGGCCAAGTATCTCTAATAATCTCTGCATTTTTATAAGGTGTTTCAGAACTGATCATTTTAGTATCTTGATGGCGTATAGTCAAGGTCTCCAAGAATATCCTCTAACATTGTACCATATTCTTTAAATCTTTTGTCACCAGCAATAAAACATCTCTGACGCATCCATACTGCATCGGCAAGAAGTTTAATCTGGTCTTCTGTGAGTGTTATGGTTTTCATTTTAATTTTGCGAATTTTCTATGTAGTTACTTGACAAAATACATACGACGACGATACTGCTCACCAGGGCAGTTTTCTAGATGCTCAATTTCTTCATCTGGTAGGAAGTTGACTCCACCAAGTAGTTTAGCACCAATAAAGATTTCTGCAGATTTTTCACACATCAGAGTAGCAGCAGCACAATCCTTTTGATAAGGTGATGCTGTGATGATACCATGATTCTCTAAAAGAATCAACTTAGGAAAGTATCCATAATGGTCTACAAACTCACCAACATACTTATCTACATTCTGTAATAAACGAGCACCAGGAGGAGCATAAGGAACCAGACAGGATAACACACCATTTCTTACGATTTGGTCTGGGAACCAACGCTGCGTAGCAAAGTCATTGACCGCAGGAGAGCAGAGTATCTGTGTAGTCTTTGGTGGATGCGTATGAGCAATATAATTAATTTCTGGAAAGTTTTTCATGATCCAAGCGTGGAATAGCACTTCAATACTTGGTTTTTTATGTTCTGGGTTTAGTTGTTGAGCGTCTGTATTAACCAAAACTAAATCTTTTCCTGATAATGTATGAAGACTTGTTCCACTTGCTTTGATTAAAAAAGTATCTTTTGTCCGCCTTTCTGATACATTGCCTTCTCCACAAATAGTATAATCGGCAATCGTATGTGCTAAGTGCAAAAGCATCGTTAAGTATTGTAAAAAATTATTTAGAAATTGTATTATACTCTTACCAATATATCATACCAAGTGTCATCAAAACAAAACAAAACACTGTGAATACTAAAATACTTATTCCCATCCATATAACCCAACTGGGAATATCTTCTTCCTTATGATTGTGAGTCATTTATTTAATAGTGATAATGATCTGTGAGTGAGATAAGAGTCATAAAAACTCCAAAGAAAATAAAGATTATTAGAATTCCTAGCATAAAAAAAGGAGTTCCAAAGAACTCCTCTATTTATTTTTAGAGTGCGTTACCCCTCGGGAGCACTTCCTCAGGAAATACAAAATTTTCGTGAGGTTGATCTACTGGTGCCATCCAGGCACGAAGACCTTCATTCAAGAGAATATTCTTGGTATAGAAGGTTTCAAACTCAGGGTCTTCTGCTGCTCTAATCTCCTGACTTACAAAATCATAAGCACGAAGATTAA